GTTTTATTTTGATTTTTAGAAATGAACGCATTAGCTTCTACATCATGTTCTAATAATTCATCTTCTAACGCTAATACGTTTTCTAAAGTAATAGGACCATTTACAACATTATCAGCAGTTGCAACAGATTGTTCAATAGATTGTGTGAACGGATTATCTACGTTTAATACGCATGCTTCATCAATTTTGTTGTAAAATGCTTCTGCAATTTGTGGTTTCATCTTTTCGAAGAATTGAGAATAAGTGTAATTTAAATATTCACGAGTCGCTAATACGATTACACCTAGTTTGTGTGAACGCATTGTTGCTTGTACTACTGTTGGTTTAGTAGTTTGAATTTTTCTACCTTCTCCTACCCAGTAAGCGCCCGGTTTATCTGCCCAATAAGTGAAAGTTTTTTCTGACTTTCCACCCATATCTTGTACTCTACCTAATTGCATTACTTTTGAATTTTGTAATACCTCTAACATAATAGGCTCGTTAAAATCGTTTAATAATGTACCATCTTTCATTTCGTGCATCATTACATTATCTGGATTAAAATCTTGTCGTTTTACATCTGCCATAAGTTAATACCTCCGTTATTTTATAATTCTATTTTCATTAGCAAGTTGTTCGAATGACTTTCCACTTGCCTGACGATTGCCAAAACTACTACTTTGATTGCTTGGAGTAGATTGACGAGTGGCTTCTTTCACTTGCTCTTGTACTGCATTGTCAAAGTCATTTTTGATTTCTTTAACTACATCACTAATCTTTTCGTTATCTTCTAAATGAATAAGTGACTCTGCGAATGAAGTAGGCAAACCTTTTTCTTTAAGGTCGCTTTCAACATCAGATTTTAGTTCACGTAGTTTGAACTCTTTTTCTTTTTTAGATAACGCTTGCTCACGTTCTTCAATTTCTTTGTCACGCTTTTCTTTTTCAGTTAGTTTTGCGTAGCTTTCAGCCTTTTTTCTAGCTTCTTCACGAGCATATTCTAATTCTTGCTGGTGCTTACGCTCACGTTTTTTTAATGCGCTATCTACTGCTTTACTGATAGCCGAGTCTACTTCATTCTTTGTATAAGTTTCTTGCTTATTTTCGTCATCGTTTACTGACTCTTTATTGTCATCTTCGTTAGTGTTTTCAGAATCGCCTTCGTTTTCTGCAAAAAACTGTAAATTTAATTTGTATAAGTCATCTTTAATCATTTTTTGTCCTCCTCATAAACGCTAAGCCTTTGAATTTATCGCATAAAAAAAGCGCCCCAATCAGTCAATTAAGCCCGATTAGTGCGCTATTCTTATTTAGATAGGGAAACAAGTTACTTAACCCTTATAATTAGTTATAGTTTATGAGCAGTTTAATGACTTACTTAGGTCAAGTAGCTAACGTATGCTACCAACGAGATAATTGGATCACCATTTTCACGTTACGACTTTTCATGAGTACCACCTCAAATAAAGTTTTTAGGCTCGAATGATTTCTTTTTATCTTGCTTAGGTTTCGCTTGTGCTTGGTTACTAGGATTTGTATCGTTCAGACGCTTTAATTCAGTGTGTACACCTTCCAGTGCGCTTGCGATACGTTTGAGAGTTTCTAACACATCATCACTCCGTATATTTACTTAGATTGTACTTACCTTTACGTGCTGCAAAGAATTCATCACGCCAGTTTCTAACTTTTGGAACAACAATACTGCGACACCACACATGCATAGGTGGAGCATTCACTCCCGGTATCATATCTTTGACTTTGAAAACTTTCCTGTTCATACCTCTGCATGTTTTGGATGTTCTTTCGTCCATTTTTGCTACAAACTCGTACTCCGCATCTTCTCCATGCTGGTCTAACATATGACGTTTAGACGCTAACGTTTGAACTCTTGCAGTTTCAGTTAACAGTAATCTTCTAGCGTTGTAACTTGTCGCCCCTGTATCTTTGCGTAAGTCTTTCACAAACTCATAAGGATGTCTGCCACGTAACAATACATGACGTGTGGTCTTTTGTACGTGTCGTCTTACCACGTCCATATCTGACCAAAGTCTTGTACTCCATTTATGCCCTTTAAATGGTGTAAATATGATTGTTTTAACGTCATTAATAGATACTTGGAGCGTTTCTCCTAAGATACCTGCTTGTTGCTCTAATGCACGATAATAAGCACTCTCCATGTAGTTATACATAGACTGTTCTATCTGTGCATAAGCATAAGTCACGATAAGTCCTAGTTGTGTTTGTAGTAGTTTCTCACGACTTACGTACATTTTAGTGTTGTAGGCTCTTAATTCTGCATTAGCTTTATCACTAAAATCTTTATTCTCAACATATTGTTTCGCTTTCTGTTGGAACATTTGAACATCTACTGCATCAATCTTCTTCTTAGCCTCAATTAATGAAATACCTTCATTAATCGCATATCTTGCATAGAAACGATTGATCTCATCTTCAATATCTTCATTCATCTCATCAACAATACGTTGTATCTCTTGAGCAATCTCATAATCTGTCTTACTTTCTTCATCAATGATTTCCTTTGCTCTATCTTCCCAATAGGACATAGACTATCACTCCTCATCATTACTAGAGTTGTCTATGCCCTGTCTGTACATTCGTTCATCTGATTTTTGAATTTGGATATCTTCTTCATTCTCGATACGTTCCATTTCTTGTTGAGGGTTATCAATGAACGACACAATTGACATCAACGATTGTTGACTGATTTGTCCACCAGCTTGTAAGTACATATCCATTTCATCTTTTACTGACTTAGGAACATTACGTGTGAATGTAAATGTTAAATCTTGAATAGCATCTTTTTCTAATTCACGATTGATACTCATAATCTGACCGACTAACTTATAACGTCTACGCAAGCCTTTTCGGAATAAACCTTCTTTGATTGCAGTACGCTGTTCTAGTCCGAATAACTTATATTTCATAGCTTCACCTGACTGATTGCCACCAAAGTTTTCATCAGTCATATCTGGTGTGTTAGTGAACATATGAATGTTACGACTAATTCTATCTTTGTAGGCTTCGACACCATTCACATCGTATTCTTTATAAATGTACTTAGCGTCTACATTACCCTCTGTCGTTCTCTCATCCATATTTGTGTACTCTGGCGGTGCTAAGTGGAATACATTCGCATCTTTTTGTAACTGTGCTGTATTGCTATCAAGTTCTATATTACCTATTACCAATAACATTGCGTCGTTCAAATCGCTCATGTAGTTAGCTGTGTCTGATTGTGCATTGTCATATAAGTCAATAAGTGGAATAACTTTCTCAAAGTCTCCACGACGCTTTTCATTATTACTAAATTCTGTGATTGTTACCTTACCAAACGAATGTGGCTCTGGTGGTCTACGTTCTTGCAGCGATAGGTTAGTAGACTTATTAGCATAAAAGAAATTAGTTGCATTAGGTGTAATGATATCTACATTGTAAATATCTGTGTCATCATATTCTCTTGTTGACGTTTGCCAGTATCTCACTGCAATCAAACTATTCTGTTCAATCGTATTATCGTAAATCACAAATGTATGACGTGGATCAGATTTGTATAATCTCACTTCATCATCTTGATTACGGATAATATATTCGTAAGCACGACCGAAGATAGACAAGTCAAGTCCGATTGAACGGTTATGTGTATCAATGTCATTTAGGTTATGTAGCCCGTTAATCTTCTCTTGTGTACTTTCATCTTCTGTTTGTACTTGTATCGCATGACCAAAACAATAACCATTGATAAAGTCTGCAATGTATGATGCAAAATCATGTGCTGCACGATTATCTGCTAAGTGTCTTTCTCTACGTCTACGATTACGCATAATATTGTAGTTAAGTCCTTGATAATAATCATCAAGCATTTGTAATCTAGGTACTTGCGCCTCTAAATGATGACTAATACATTCACTAATGAAATCATAATCACCTAGTATCTCGCTTAATGTACCGTCGTAACGATATGTTTCTACTGCGTCACGTCTGTATATCTTATCTCGATGTTGTCGGTACTCTGCATCTCTTTCGAATTCATTTACTTTTAACAAGCGTTATCCCTCCTTATAAGCCCATTGATTTGATAGCGCTAATACTTTTTCTAATATTTGAACGTTTATTTGTTTGTGGCTTATAAAAACGTTCTACTGAATAGCGAAGTGCATCTATACAATGATTGTAAGTATCTACTGGCTCATTCAGATATTCGTCAGTATTTTTATCCTTTTGCCATGTGTAGTTATCAAATTCTTCAATAGTTTTGAAACAACGTTCATCTATTATTATGTCGAACTGCATTAAGAATTGAAGTCCTTGAACAACCGAGCCTTTACCTTTTCTTGTAGGCTTAATACGTTCAATGCCTAGTTTTTTAATTTCTTGGATACTCTTTTGTTCTGCACTATCGGCAGTGATTTCTTCTTTAGTGTAACCTAATTGCTTTATTGTTTTAGCAATTTCATCATTTAACATTCCAGTCTTAACATATTCTTCAATGATATATAGC